AATTTAGCTAAAAAGAGTGTAGGTTCACATACCCCAAATACAATACAGGTTTGTACTGTAAAGAAGGTCATCATAATTAAACCTGCAACTATTAGGGAGATTTTGGAATTTATAGATATTCCATCTAAAGCTTTCATTTACAACTCTGTTTTCTTAAACCCACATTTCTCAAAAAAGTATTTTGAAGGACAAAATCCTGTCCAAAGGCCGATTTGTAACATCAAGCAAACAAATATTACAACTTCCCAAGATTGAAGTAAATATCCTACTATTAATACCATTGACATTAGAAAGTAAACCATTCTGGTTGATGTTATATATTGTAGTAATGTTTTCATTTTCGTTCTCCTTTATGTTGGTCAATCTTATCGAGAATCTTATTCAACAACTCTGTTTTAATGAAACCAGCCATAGAAGCATTTTTAAGAGCTGAAATAAGTTGGAAAACAATAAAAGGTACCAAAATGGTTTCTGATAGCCAAGATGTACCTTTAAATCCTAATTCTACTGAAAGAATGACTGTTAATATTAATATCCAAGCAAATAGTGTTTTTAATACTTTAACTGCTTTGTATGTTTTAAATCCTTCTCTTTTAATTCCTGCAATAAGACCGAAGAATCCATCTAATAAAACAACTGCAACTAATGCAAGATATTGTTCAGTGTTTCCCATGTAGAGATTGAAGAAGTAAGAACATAAAAAGGATATAGTTGTAGATACAACAGTTATAAGGGATAGAATATTAGTTTTCATTATTTAGACCAATTTTCATAATAGGTCTTTCCCTTAGAGTTTCTTTTAGCTACTAAAATTTGACCTCTTTGTTCTCCATCACTATTATATGAAACATGAACCCAATCAGGTCTTTTATCAGTACCAAATTCCCAAATTAATTGATCAAATGGTAAATTTTCTCTAATATAATGAAACACTTCTTCGTTTTCTGGGCCCCCTCTATGGTCCATATCTATATCAATGGCTTCGCCTTTTGAATGCTGTGAAGTTTTAGAGCCACCAATTGCTTCATTTAGAGCCATGCTTCTATATCCTGAGGAAATAAAGATTGGTTTGCCAAAATGTTCTCTAATTGGTTGGAATATTTTTTCAGCTAATAATTTAGCTGCTTCTAAATGTTCACCCTTAGGGGTATTATCGATACCTCTACGTTTAGCAGTTTGGGATCTAGTAAATTCTCCTAGTGATAAGTTAGCTGATAATTTCATTATTCTCCTTTTTTAAATATTTTAGTTATACCATCAATTCCAAATGATCCAAGGGTAATAATTACAAAAGAATTATAAATAAATTCTTGAACCGGAAGATCTTTACCCAAAAATCCTGTTATAATATCTGCTATCGCAAATATAGTCATTATAGCAAAAGAAGCAAACCCCACAATATTTTTCTCATTAAGGGTATTATCATCTTTAAACATTTCATTAAATTTCATAATTTTATCTTTTAAATAATTTACCATGCTATAAAACTTTTAGATTGAAACAATTTATTATAAATATCAAAAAAAGAGACACTAATGTGTCCCTTTTATACTAAAATAAAAATAAATATCTATCCATCACAGCTCACGCAGTCTGCCATCCTACTTCCTAAATCTCCTTTAATCACTGAGTCTGTTCTTAGATAATAAAATGTTTTAATGCCTAATTTCCACCCTTCTAGGTGTACTTGATTAATCCATTTTGGTGAGTCATTAGGATCAAAAGACAAGTTTAAAGATTGTGTTTGATCAATATATCGTTGCCTAATAGCAGCTTGTCTTACTAATTCTAATTGATTTACTTCTGGGAAAGTTAAAAATAATTCTTTTTCTTCAGGTGTTAAAATACTATCAGGTAAGTTTTGAACTGATCCTCCATCTTGAAGCATTTGATCCCACCATTTATCTTTATCTTCACCTTTCTCAGCTAATAATGATTGTAATACTTTATTTTTTCTAATAAAAGTACCTTTTGCACCATTAAAAGTATAAATGTTAGCTGGTAAAGGTTCAATACCTGCTGAAATACCACCACAAATTACTGAATTAGAAACTGTAGGTGCTACTGCTAATAAGTGGGTATTTCTCATTCCTGTACCTTTACACCAAAGGGGTTCTCCATATTCTTGGGCTAATGCCATAGATGCTTTTTCTGCTTTTTGCCTAATATCAGAAAATATATTATGTGTGTGGGCTGTTGATGCTATAGAATTAAATGGTAATCCTTTTTGTTGAAGGAATGTATGCCATCCCATTACACCTAACCCTAATGCTCTACCTTTTTTAGCATGGTTGTGGGTTCTTAGCAATGAATCTTTTCCATTAGATTTATCTATAAATTCTTGCATTACACCATCTAAAAACCAAGTTGATAATTCTACGGCATCAGTATCTTTCCATTCTTCATATTTTGCTAAATTTAAAGAAGACAAACAACAAATAAATGAATGCTCTTCATCTGTAAATAAAGTAATTTCAGAACATATGTTAGTCATTGTTACATCTAAATTATTTAACCTATAAGCTATAGGGTTATCTTTATTAACATTATCTTTATACATAATGTAAGGTTCACCCGTTTCCATTCTAGACTTTAATACTGTAGCCCATCTATTCATGGCTTCTGGGTCTCTGGCTTCTAGCTTTCTCATAAATGAATCTCCAACAACTACACATTGGTGAAGATTTAGACATTGTCTATTTGGATCTCCTTTAGGTCTACGAATTTGTAAAAATTCATCAATATCTCCATGTTCAATATCTAAATTAACAGATGCTGCCCCTCTACGAACATTACCTTGATTAGTAGCAATAATAGCAGAATCAAAAATTTTAGCCCAAGGTACTACACCTTCACTTTTACCATTACCTGTAATTGCTTCTCCACGTTTTCTAATGCGTGATAATGAAATACCAACACCCCCACCAGCAGCTGTTAATTTCATTAGTTCTGCGTTAGTTAACCCGATTCCACGTATTGAATCAGGTGTATCAACCCCAAAACATGAAATTGGTAAACCACGATCTGTTCCCATATTTGATAATACAGGTGAAGCTAATCCTAACCAACCATTCCACATAAGTTTGTAAAATTTAGGTCCTAATTCTGGTTTTTTTAATCTCATAGCAGCAGCGTTAGCAACTCTTCTATATGCTGATTTGACTGTTTCTCCTGGGAGTAAATATCCTTTACTAATTGTAGCTAAAGATATTTCATCCATCCATTCTGGGTACTGTTTTCCAGCTTCCCAATGGTTGTAATCTGCTTGTAATGCGTTGTTTTCCATATTTTAAAATATACTGTTAGCGTCCCAATCTTGAACACCTTTTGAATAATTAGTAACTCTATTTGCAAAGAAATCTGTATGTTGTTTTCCTGCTGATAAGCTATCAAACCATTTCATTCTTTGTACTGCTTCTGGGTCTATACCATTTACTATAGGACCATATCCTAAATCACCCATTTTAGTATTTACTCTATGTTTAATAAATGATACTAAATCATATTTTGGACACCCTTTTAGATCTCCCATTTCATATACTTTATCAATAAAATCTAATTCTAGTTTTAAAGATAATCTTGCTGCTTCTTCAATATCAGCTCTTAATTCAGGGGTATCAAATTCAGGATGTTCTTGCATTAAAGTTCTAAATAACCAACATCCAGCTTCAGAGTGTAAAGATTCATCTCTAATACTCCACTCTACTATTTGACCCACACCCTTAAGTTTATTGTCTAATTTAAATGATAATAAAACAGCAAACGAGGAAAATAAATTTACACCTTCTGTAAATGCTGAGAATATGGCTAATGATTTGGCTCTTTCATGCCAATTAGGAGTACCATCGTGAGAATCTCTTACAGTAGTTAATGCTTCAATTTTAGCCATTGTAGCTTCATCTTCTAAGAATTCAGCAAAATTATCTAATCCTAATTCTTCATTTAATAAACTATAGGCTTCAGCATGGATGGTTTCAAAAGCCCCAAATGTTACAGCCATTTTAATTACTTCTGGTTTTCTAAACCATTTAGTTACTAGTGTTGACCAATAATCATTTACTACTGTTTCTGTTTGAGCAAATCCCTTTAAGATAGTCCCAATTATATTTTTTTCATTATCTGTTAAATTTTGTTTCCAATCATTAATATCACTCATCATTGGAACTTCTGTATGCAACCAATGTGCTTGTTGTTGCTGTAACCAATAATCTGATGCCTTTTGGTATTCAAAAGGTTTATATACTATACGTTCCTTTAAAAGAGATGTTTTTGTCATTTTTATTTTTTTTAATTATTAAGAATTTAATTCAAAAAACTTATCTTTTAATACTTTTTTATCAAAAGAATCAAAATCATCATAACTTTTGTTATTGTTAGGGTTAGAAACTTCAGATTCAAATTCTTCATCAGGATCATAATCAGTTACTTCAAAATGGCCTGTAGATGTATCAGCTTTTACCCCAAATGTTAACCCATCTATACCATATCTATTCTTCATAATGTGAAATCTTCCTGTTCCGTTTACTTTGTCTTTAGCTTTTCTTGATAGGGACATACAAAAATCTGTAATCATAATTTTATCATAAGATCCAGCTGCTTTGTCTCCCTCAATAACATCATCTTTAGCACCTGCACGATTCACTTGGGAAACACTCCAAATAGGAACATCTAATTCTCTAGCTAATCCTTTTGTGCTTGTATAAATATCATCAATTTCTCCTTTACGATCTGCCGTTCGTTTTTTTGTTGAAAGAAGATCAACATAATCAATAATCACTAGATCTGGGTTAATTCCTAAATCAGTAACTTTTTTAATGTGTGATTCTATTGTGGATATAGTTGCACGTCCTGTTGGAAATTCTTTAATAATTAGCTCCCCAGGCAACTTAGGAATAACTTCTTCTACTTTTTCACGTGATTTAAGGATTCTATCTACAGGGACTTTAGTAAAAAAAGCATCATATCTTCGTCCAACATAATCTTCACCTAATTCAAGGGTATAATGGAGAACATTATATCCCATTCTTACAGCATATCCACCTAAGGCAACTAACGACCAAGATTTACCACCCCCAGGATTACCAAATATGAGACCAAAATCTCCATTTCCGAGACCCCCCTGGAGTAAATCATTAATTCTTTCCCATGGGGTTGAAATAACTGTTCTTGAATCTTCTCTAAATCTTGATTCAATATCCTTGTTATATTCATGTCCTACATTCTTATCTTGCCCTGCTTTCAAAGCATTTTCAACCATTATTTTAATTGAATCATAGTCACCAGCTTTTAGTAAGTCTACACTACTTAGTAATGCAGATTTTAACTGTTGGTTCTTACAAAATGTAGAAAATTCTTCTCTAACATACTCTAAATCTTCTTGAGAGGCACTATATGCTTCTCTAAGTTGTTCTCTAATAGAAACTTTAAGCACTTCATTTGTTACTTTTTGTAATTCTACTTTAAGAACATCCATTGAAGGAGTTGTATTGTACTTATCATAATAATTTAGAATTTCTTTAATAATCCAT